GCTCGGCGAGGCCCGATCACGAAGAAGTGGCTATCAGGATCCGGGGCGGCTCAGACCGCTTACCCCGCGATCAAGCAAGCGCTCGCGCGCATCGTGCGAGGCGGCGGCAGCATGACGATGACGAGAGGCTGACCGTGAGCGATATGTACGAGAGCCTGGTCGAAACCGCGCAGAGCCTCATCGCCGAGTACGGACAGCCGGCGACCCTTCGTCATACCGCTTCCGTCTACAACCCCGAGGCCGGGACCTCCGTCGACACCGTGACCGAGACCGCTTGCGATGTCCTCGAGCAGGACGTGAATTCCATCGCCATGTTCGCGGCCTCGCTCAAGGACGGTTCGCTCATTTCCGAGTCAACGCGGTTCTTCATGCTCGCCGGGGCCGTCCCTGCGCCGACCGACAAGCTCGTCGTCGGCGCGACCACCTACATCATCGACGCGGCGCGGCCGCTCTCTCCGGGCGCTGTCGCGATCTACTACACGGTGAGGGTGCGGGCATGAGCGCGTTTACCATGGACCTGGACCGATTCGGGGTCAAGACGATCGAGCAGATGGACATGGTTGCGCGCAAGATCGCTCTGACCGCGTACCGTCGCATCATCCTCAAGACACCGGTCAAGACCGGACGCGCCCGCGGTAACTGGCAGTGCACGATAGGAACGGCCGCGGCTGGAACCGTCGATGACGTCGACCCTTCCGGAGCCAATGCCGTGTCCGCGATACAGGCGCAGGTCCAGGCGTGGAAGGCGGTATCCGGCGTCTCGATCATCCTCACGAACAACCTGCCCTACATCGGCCGGCTCGAGCACGGGTCGTCTACGCAGGCGCCCGCGGGTATGGTCGGGGTCACGATCGCCGAGCTCGGCGGCATCGTCCAGGAGGCCTCGTAATGGCCGGCACCACTGCAATACGCGCCGCCCTAGTCGCGCGTGCGCTAGCGGTAGCGCCTGGGGCCGCCCTGCCCGTCTCCAGCGTGGCCTGGGAGGGCAAGGCCTTTAAGCCGGTCGCTGGGTCCCGCTATTACCGCATCACGTTCCTGCCCGGGGAGCCGGTGCAAGTGGAGCTTGGAGACGCGGGCCGGAATCGTCAGTTCGGGCTGTTCCAGATCGACGTCTTCGACCCCGCGAATACGGGCGACGCCATAACCGCGACCGAAGCCGAGCGGATCGCCGCCTGCTACCGGCGCGGGACGACATTGCAGAATTCCGGCACCGCGGTCCGGTGCATCAAGAGCTATCGCACGCCGGGGGATTCGTCCGACCCGGCGTGGTTCATGGTCTCGGCTGTCGTGCAATGGCAGGCCGACGTTGAAAACTAGCGCGTAGGCGCAGGAGGATATCATGGGTTACGGAACCGGCGCTCGCAGTCGCCTCGTCTACTGCGCGGAGACCGTCGAGGGTACGACCCCGGCGTCGCCGTCCTGGAAAACCATTCGCCGCACCGCCGGCGGGTCTGGGATCACCATCGGCCGCTCGACGCTCGAGTCCGCCGAGCTCCGAAGCGATCGCCAGTCCGCAGTGCCGCAGCTCGGTAACAAGAGCATCGGCATCAACGTGCCTCTGGAATTCAGCTTCGGCACCTTCGACGATTTCCTCGAATCCATCCTCGGCGGGACCTTCGCCATCGCGTACGCGCTGACCGCCCTCGTCGTCAGCGTGGTCGCGTCGGCGCATACCTTCACGAGGTCCACGGGATCCTGGATCACGGACGGCGTCAAGGTCGGCGACTACATCGTCTTCGGCGGCTTCGAGGACGCCGGGAACAACGGCACCTTCATCGTGACCGCGGTCTCCGCGCTTATCGTCACCTGCGCCGCAGCGACCGGCCTCGTCAACGTCACCGCCGACACCGCGGTCACCGCAACGACGACCCGCTACGTGCTCACGAACGGGACCGAGCGCCACACCTTCACCATGGAGGAGGGCTTCCTCGACCTCGACACGCCGCTGTACCGCCCCGTCACCGGCGCCATCGCCAACGCCATGGCGCTCTCGATCAGCAACAACGCCAAGGTCACGGGGAGCTTCGACCTCCTGGGCCTGACTTCGGTCGCGTTCGCCTCGGCTTCGCTGGCCGCCAGCGTAGCCGATCCCTCGACCACCGCCGTCTTCGATTCCTTCACCGGGGCCATCGACGAGGGGGGGACCCCCTTCGAGGCCGCGCAGTCGCTGTCGCTCCAGGTCGACGCTTCGGGCTCGCACAAGTACGCGCTCTACAACGACGACCCCGCGTTCAACGCGCTCGGCCGCATCAAGATCTCGGGCTCGCTGACGACGTTCTTCGAGGACGCTGCGCTCGCGAATAAGTTCCTGGGCAAGACCCCAACCTCGATCGCCTGGGTCATGACCGACGGCGCCGGGAACGGCTACCGCGTAGAGCTCCCGTACATCGTGTATACGGGAGCGTCGATGACGATCCCCGAGGACGATATCCCGGTCTCGCTTCCGTTCACGGCCGGCGTTGATCCGGTAACGGGCAAAATGATCATGATTTCGCGCATCGCCGCGTAAGGAGAAGAAGGAATGGATTTACTGCAGCTGGACACGACGACCCGCGCCGAAACCGGCGTCGAGGTCGAGATCAAGCACCCGAAGACCGGCAACGGCACGGGCTTCTACCTCACGGTCAAAGGCGCGGACTCGATGGCCTACCGGGCCGCGCTCCGCGAGACCATGAAGAAGGCTACGCCCGAGACCACCCCCAACGAGGTCAAGGAATCGGTACTCGTCGCCTGCACGACGGGCTGGCGCGCCGAAGAGGTCGTCGCGGGAAAGCCGCAGGCGGTGCCCGTGCTCCTCGATGGCGTCGAGCTCCAGTTCAACGAAGCGAATCTGCGCAAGGTCTTCGCCCGCATGCCCACGATCCGGGATCAGGGGATCGCGTTCCAGGATGCGCGCGCCAATTTTTTACCTTCCGCCTCCGAGAGCTAAAGGGGGCAGCTGTAGCACAGGCCAGGCTCTGGGCGCCGATGGACCCGAAGCACCCGGAGCTTGGCACGATCGAAAAAGCGCAACTCGACCGCGAGCAGAAAACGGGGAAGCGAAGCCCGATGCTCGACGCGGTCAAGGTGCCCGAAGGATTTGAGTACCTGTTCGCGCTGTACTGGGAGGTACGGGGTGGCGCGACGGAAGGCATGTCGGGGGCGCGCATTACCTGGCGCGACCTCTCCGATTATGCGGCACTGACAGGGACCGCGCTCGATGCCTTCGAGGTCGAGGCGGTCATGGCTATGGATTCCGCGCTCAGGGCGGATCAGATGAAAGAGGCGGGCGATGGCCGGAGTTGAGCTGACCAGTTTAGAGATCGATACCCGCCTCAAGAATATTGAGTCGACCCTCGCCGGTCTCGACGCGCTCAAGACCAAGGGCAAGGGCGCGGAAGATAGCTTCGGCGGGCTCGCTCTCAAGATCGCAGGCTTTACCTCGCTCGCTAACCTAGCTGTCGCCGGTGGGAAAAAGCTCGTGCAGACCACGGTCGATCTCGCCAAGCAGTCGGTCGCCCTCGCCGCCGGGTTCGAGAAGGCGCGCGTCACCTGGGGCGTGCTCGTCGGCGACATGGACATGGGCGCCAAGGTCTTCGAAGACATCCGCGACTTCGCCGCGGCGACGCCGCTATCGTTCGAGGGTCTTAACCAGGCCGCAACCGTAGTCAAGGGATTCGGCGTCGCGACGGCCGATATCATCCCCACGCTGTCGAAGCTCGGCGACGTCGCCATGGGCGATAACGCTAAGCTCCAGTCCCTCGCCCTCGTCTATGGCCAGACCATGGCCCAGGGCAAGGCCAAGACCCAGGACCTGTATCAGTTCATCAATGCCGGCGTCCCGATCTTCAACATGTTGGCCGAATCCATGAACGTCTCGGCCGGCGAGATCAAAGACCTCGCGGCCGAGGGCGCCATCACCTTCGAGGAGATCGATAAGGCGATCACGAAGGCGACGAGCGCGGGCGGCAAGTTCTACGGCATGATGGAGAAAACCGCGGAGACCGCAATGGGCAAGTGGTCGACGGCGCAGGACAATTTCCAGCAGCAGCTCGCCGCCCTCGGCGAATCCTGGTTGCCCATGGTGACGTCCGCACTCGACGCCGCGAACAGGGAAATGGAACGCTGGAACCGGAACCGGGCCGCCGCTACTGCCGCCTCTACCGAGGCTTCGCTCGTCCAGCTGATCGGGAAAGGCGACAAGGCCGGCGCCATCGAAGCCGCGAACAAGATGACGCTTGCGGCGTTGCAAGAAGCCTACGAACTGGCCAAGGCCGCGAACCCTCTCGCGACGGCGGCGCAACAGGCGGCGCTCGATTCCGTCAACGCGCTCCTGCGCGGCCGCGCTACGATCGCGCCGGCATCAGGCGCCTCGTCGAGCGCAGAGGCCCCCGGTCTTTCCGCATGGCAGAAATCCCTGCAGGGCATAACCGGCGACACCATCATGGACGTCGCGATATCGAAGATCACCGACGAGGCCGGGAGGCTCGCCGAGGTAGCCGCGCTCACCGGCGGCGCGCTCGTCGACCCGTTTGAGGATGCACGGAAGAAACTCGTCGAGCTCTATGAAGCCATGTACATGACCGGGAACCTGGGGCCGGAGTGGCGCGGGAAGCTCGTAGCCGCGATCGACGACACCGACCTTGCAATCAAGGCGGCAAGCGATTCCACGACGAAATGGGGCGACGACCTTGCGAACGGGCTGGCCCCGGCCGGGCGGGCGACGCTCATAGTCAACGAGGCCTTGGCTTCTATCTATGAAGACCTCGACGACCGAATGAAGACGCTTAGCATGACCGGCCTTGACTATCTCACGCTCGAGGACGAGATGTACGCCGCGCAGGTTCGTAATGCTGGCGGGACCGAGGCGGAAGTTGCTGCTATCCAAGACAAGGTCAATGCGCTGAGGAACCTCACGGAAGAAGAGTCGGCGTTAAAGAAATTCGAGCAGAGCATAGAGCGAATCAATAATGCCTTCAGCAACTCGGCCATGGACGCATGGGTTGAAGGGTTTAGGTCATTAGGAGAAGCATGGACAACTGGCGCGAACGCCGGTGATACCTTCGCGGATGCCATGAAACAAGTCGGCATGCAGTTGCTTAACCAGTTACCGCTACTTCTTTTATCCGCTGGCCTGCAGGCAATGATCGGACCGCCCCCGAATATTCCGCTCGGGTTGGCGCTCATCGGGGCCTCGGGTCTTGTGGCCATTGGCTCAGGCGTGGTTGGATCAGGAGAATCAGAAGAAGCCAATGCCCTCGGCGGGGTCTATACCTCGCCGTCCCTGCACTCCTACGTCAACGGCGTCTACAACGCGCCCAAGACCTTCGCCTTCGGCAACGGCGCCGCGTTCGGATGGGAGGGCATGCGCGCCTTCGCCCGCGGCGCGGGCGAAGGCGCGCATGCC